CCCTCAAGAAAAAGATAGGGTGGGGTTTTTACTAAGTATCAGACAGAAGTAAGTATATACATATTTTCCAGAAAAAATTTCAAAAAAATTTTGAGAAGTCCCACCTGATTATTATCTTTGTTAAATGGAAGAAGAAAAAGAATGTATAGAATGTAAAAGAAAATTACCTTTATATCAATATGAACCTTATAAAAAACAAGTATTTTCTAAAAAAGATAATAGAACTTATGAAAAACTTTATATAAGAAATAAATGTAAATCTTGTAGAAAAGGTGAAGAAGTATTACCTAGACAAATAAGAGCTTCTAGAAGATTACCAAAGGCTCAGAAGTTATGGGAATATCATTTAAGACAACATTATGGAATAACTCCTGAAGACTATAATAATATTCTTAAATCCCAAGATGGTAAATGTAAAATATGTAAAAGTAGTAATAAATTACATTTAGATCATTGTCATAGTACTGGAAAAGTTAGAGGTATATTATGCCAAAGTTGTAATCATGGTCTTGGAAATTTTAAAGATAATTTAGATTTAATGAAAAAAGGAATAGAATATTTAAGTACCTTTGTATCATGAGCATCATTAAAAAACTTAAACAAATTAAAGAAGGTTGGACTAATTATCTTAATGATGATGAAGCTGCTTTACAATTAGCTGAATTTAGAGCACCAATATGTGCAGCTTGTCCTAAAAATGTAAGAAGCTTTTGTAGTAAAGCTAAAGGTGGTTGTGGTTGTTTTATTCCAGCTAAGATTTGTTGTACAGATTGTAAATGTCCTGATAAAAAATGGTAATAATAACAAAATAAATTTGGTAGTTTAAAATAAACTATATATCTTTGTAACATGAAAAATATAACGCATACTTCACAATTTAGTAATCAGTTCCCTAAAGGTTCTGAGGATTCTATTGTGTAGGTAAGTGTATTAAGATACCCTCTCAAAAAGAGAAACCTCTAGTTACCTTAAAAAGTTCTAGAGGTTTTTTGCTTTTAGTAAAGTTCTTTAAAATATTGTATATCAGGATATATATCAATTGGTAGATTACTCCCTTTGGAAGGGAGAGGTTGGAAGTTCAAATCTTTCTATCCTGACTTGGAAAATTAAATAGCAAGAGCTATACTCCCCTGCTAAGGGATGTGGTCCAGTAATGGATTGGAGATCAGGGCTTCAGTTTTCCGCAATGGAAGTACCCAGTTGACAGAGGTACATGCTCTTGAAAAGCACTAGAAGTTAATAGCCTGTGCAGGTTGAACTCCTGCTACTTCCGCATAAGCCTTAGTAGTATAATGCTATTATGTATCACTTGTAATGATAAGACAGGGGTTGGATTCCCTTCTAAGGCTCAATATGTTAAAATTAGGTTTCTGTGTTGTACTAAAATTAGGTTTTAAAACGAAAAATGGGTATTATAGTATTAATGGTTAGTACATGTGATTGTGAATCACAAAGTAACAGTTCAAATCTGTTTATTACCCCAAGGGAAGTTAGCTCAGTGGTAGAGCAAATGCCTGTTAAGCATTAGGTCCTAGGTTCAAGCCCTAGACTTCCCTCTTATGGAGATATAGCTGAGTTGGTTTAGCACTGGTTTGAAGCACCAGGGACTTAGGTTCAAATCCTAATATCTCCACTATTACAAGATCGTCTAACTGGCAGGACATGAGATTTTGACTCTCATAATAAAGGTTCAAATCCTTTTCTTGTAACTTGTTTATTTAAAAGATTATATTTATCTTTGTATCAAATTCCTTTGTTATAAAGGTGCTGTTCTCATAAGAATACGGTAAGACTTATATAGAAATATATTTGGACCAGATACTTGTTGTTATAACAACAATTCAATAAATTAAAAAAATAAAAGAGGGTTATGGTTATTTTCTGCACAAACTTACTGTGGCAGTTTTTTGGTGATAATTTGATTCCTTGGGAGAGATAAGGAAAGTATAAACTTTAAATAATATAAAATGAACTTAAGAATAATTAGAAAAACATTTACAGAAAAGTCTACTATTGGAGAATTACATATTAATGGTCAATTCTTTTGCTATACTTTAGAAGATAAAGATAGAGGTTTAGATGATTCTATGTCTTTATTAACTATTAAAGCTAAAAAGATATTTGGATTAACAGCTATTCCTTATGGAAGTTATAAAATGATAGTTAATGTATCTCCTAAAATGGGAAGATTATTACCTAGATTTGTTAACATTAAGGGCTTTGATGGAGTACTCATCCACAGAGGAAATACCGCAACTGACAGTTTAGGCTGTGTTATAGTAGGTTATAAGAAAGGTATTGATTCTGTATATGAATCTACTAAAGCTGAAGCAGACTTAGTAAGTAAGATTAAAAATCAAACAGATATTACAATTGATATTGTAAAAGACTAATAGTTTATGTACGAGACCATTACTAAAGTAGCAGGATTAATTTCCTGTTATTTTTTGTCTTTTTAACAATTATAACAAAAAAAGTTTTGGTAGATAACAATTTATTGTATATCTTTGTATTATGGAAGAGAGTATAAGCTTATTAGATAAATTAACACCTTATCAACACTTATATGATATAATTTCTTATAGAATAGAAACTGATTTATATAAAAAACAACATCAAATGGCAACAACAAATTATGTTACTTATGGTACTAGTAATTTAAATTATAGTACACCTGGACAAATGGATAATACTGTATTTGAATTAAACTTAAAAGAAGAATATTTTAATCCTGAAAAAATAAGCTTAAGAAAAAAATTAGAAGAAAATTTACCAGAAGAATGTTTTATTAGAGATGAAAATGGTAATTTAAAAAAAGTAATAAAAGCTGAAGCTATAGAACATGAATTAAAATCTTGTGTAGTAGAAAATAAATATGTAAATCCATTAGGTAATGGTATTGAAAGTCAAATTAATAGAAAAGAAGAATTATACAATAGACTTACTTCAGAAACATTAAATAATTTTTTAACAACAGATACTTCTAGAGATTATACACCACATACAGGTAGTGAAGGAAGAGATCCTTTTTATCAAGCTTTATCTAATTATTATTTTGAAGGTTTAAATACATCAAATCATTTATAATGGAGAAAGAATTAAAAATAGATACTAATACTAAAAAGTTCTTTAGACAGTATGTGGAAATATTACAACCATTTATTAAATTGAGAGCTAATGAAGCTGATGTATTAGCAGGATTACTATATCATTCTTATCTTAGAAAAGATATAGGAAATCTTATAGATAGATTTAAACTAGTATTTGATTACGATACTAGACTTAAAATTCAAGAAGAATTAAATATGAGTACTCCAGTATTTAGAAATTGCCTTAGTAGATTAAGAAAAAAGAAAATAATAGGTGAGCATAATGTAATACCTCCTTATTATTTAGTTAATCCTACAGAGGAAAACTTCTCAATTAAATATACTTTTACATTTAAGAATTAGTATATTTGTAGTATAAATAACACAATGTCAAAAGAATTAACAAAAGAAGAAAAGCTTGAATTAGAAAAAGCTAAAAAAGCTGCTCAAGAAGATATGAAAGAAGAATATGCCAGCAGTAAGATTAGAAATAGAAACACAAAATCTAGAAATACTGCTAAATAAATTCTTAGTATTAGTAGAAATTGAAGAAAAATGGAATAAAAAACATATTAATTATGAATCTGATTTTAATATGTTAATAGGACCAATTAATAAAATAGATTACATATGCAGAAAACTATAGAATATATAATAGAAAGTATAGCAAGAGAAAAAAAACTTCCTGTAGAAGTAGTTAAAGCAGTAGTTGATTCTCAGTTTCTATGTAGTAGAGAAAATGCTAAAATTGGTGAAAAAGGTAAAATTGAAACCTATAAAAATATTAGATGGAGAAACCTTGGTACTTTAATTGTTAAACCTGGAAGACTTAAAATAATACATGGACATGCAAACAAGAATAATAACAACCAGAGTGTATAAAACTGAACCTGATAATATTACAAATGAAGTTCATATTAAAACTAGTAAAGTATTAGTAGATTTAGAATATGTTGTAGATTATGAAGAATATGTAGGTGATATGAAAGATCATAGAGGTTATAAATCAAAAGGAATGACAATAGTTACTTTTGAATTTAATAATACCTCTGATACAAAAGTAATATTAATGGAGTTTGATGATTTCCATAAATTACGAGAAAATTTTATAAATTATAGTGAAAGTTTAGAAGGAATAATTAAAATGAACTAATATGGAAGAAGAAGTTAAAGAAGTAGTAACAACTACTAAAATGAGTAAAACTACTGGTGGATATGACTGTATTATTGCAGATGGATTAACTATTAGAAAGTCAAGTGAAAAAAGAGTATTAGAAGAAGATGGAGAAACTAAAGTAGAATATAAATTAAGATTAAAATTGTTATTTAAATTAGAACAAGATTTAAAGAAAGAAAAACAAAAAAATCCTAATTATGTGCACATGAGTAGATTTAATATTAAAGGTCAAAACTATGTATCTACTTACATTAAACCTAAAGAAGAAAAACAAACAAATAAATAAAAATAAAAATCGCTATGGAAGTATTATTCAGTAATGTACTATTAGAAAACCCTTATTTTGGGAAAAAGGAAAGTGTAATTAAATTATCAGAAGCTGCTCAGCAAGAAGCAATGATTGCAGAAATGTCAAAATGTAAAGAATTAACTGTATTTAAAGCTGGTACTAGTTGTACTAAAGTTAAAGAAGGAGATAAGGTATACATTGATATTGATAAGATTTTATCAGCTGCTAGAGTAACTGTTAAAGTTAATGATCAAGATAAAGATTATTTTATTTTAAGAGAATCAGATATTATATTTATTTACTAATTAATAGGGAGTTAAAACCTCCCTTTTTTATATTATGATAGAAGTTAAATTATATGATGTATTTGAAGAAGAAGAATTTATTAATCTTATTAAAATAAATTTTAATGAAACTTTTGATCCAAATAAAGAATTAATAAGTATTAAAGAAGAAGCATTGTTTGGAGAATTCTATTTAACTAATAGTTATGGATTTAAAAAATGTTACGGAGGATATCAATGTTTAATTACTCCTACAGAAAGTGCAGAAAAAGCAACAGTTTCTTTTATTAAAGCTGAAGGAGATAGAGGAAGAGATTACTATACTAGATATAAATCTAAAAATGGTGGTAAAGAAGAATTTAATCCTGTAACTAAAACAGGAGGTTGGGAAGATATTAGTGTAACTAAAAAAAGATTAAAACAATAGTATGGCAGTAGTAATATCTAAAGTTTGGAATACAGATGAAAATTATTGGGCAATGAATCCAATAATGAAAACTATAAAAATATTTAATGATCTTTTTGAATCTGATAAATCTAAAGGTAAAAGTAGTTCTTCTAAATTAATGTGGGCTATTGCTTTATATATAGATCCTAGTGAATATAATCCTTGGAGAACTACAAGTAATGATGATAAAAAAGAATTAATAGCTACTGATTATTTAAAGAATCCTAGTTTTAATTGGGAAGATCCAGAAATATTATCTTTATTAGATGCTTATGAAGATAAGTGTTTAACATTAGCTGAAAAAGAATTAGTAAGATTTGAAAAAAAGTTATCTCAAAGAGGAGCTTTTATTGATAGAACTGATTATAGTTTAGATGAATATAATGAAGAAACTGGTAAAATAGTTAAAGGTACTGCTGATCAATTAGATAAAATGATGGTTAATACTAGTAAGATATATGATCAATTAAAGTTAATCAGTGCTATGTTTAGTAAAGAAACTGGTGGTCATCTTAAAGGAGACTCTAAAGAATCTGCATCAGAAAAACAATTATTATAATATGCCATTCATAACAATTAATAATAGAAATAATTTTTTACTTAAAGAGATACCAAAATATCATCCTCAATCTGCTTCCTATTTAAAATTTTGGAAGACTCAGAAAAAAAGATGTATAGAAGGATTATGGTCTCAAGATAATGATAAAATTAAAATAGATTTATCTGATGGTATATCTTCTGAATTATTAGATTATAAAGATAACTGGAGATTTATGCCAGGTAATCTTTTCTTCTATGTTAACTTTGGAACTATATTACATCAAGATGATGATGGTCCTAAATCAGCACCTAAAAAGAAAATGAAACCTCTTTTAAGAGATGTTGAATGGGAATTCTTTTATAATTGGTTAGAAGCTAGAGGTTTTAGTGGATTTGAAGATGATAATAGATATTCTTGTAATAGAGATATTTATGAAAGTGCACGTAATCCTAAAATTAAATTACATCATACTTGTTTTAGTAAAGATGGTAAACTTAAAGAGTACATACCAGCTAGGATATATTTAAGACAATTACATTCAAGACCATTAGGTATTCCTCTTTATGAAAATAACTCATTAAATCTTTTAATGTTAGGTAGTCGTGGTTTTGGTAAATCTTATATGGTAGGTATAGGAGTTATCTTACATGAATTATTATTTGACGGAGCTAAAGTTTATAATGAAGAAAGTATTAAAAATCCATATACTGTAGAGATATTTGTTGGAGCTGCTATTGCGGCTAAATCTGCTGATTTATTAAGTAAAACTGAACAAGCTTTACAAAATTTACCAGGAGTTTGGGCAGCAGGTACAGAAGATGAAGAACCTTCACCATTTAGTAAAAGAATGAGTGGAAGTCTTGGTCCAAATAATATGAAAAATCCTTGGCGTAATGAGTATGAAATTAAAGAAGGTACAGGTTGGAAAAAGAAAGGAACTAGATCTAATGTTAAACATGGAGTTTATACAACAGAAAATCCTGAAGCAGCAGCTGGAACTAGACCTGGAGTAATGGTTATTGAAGAGGTAGGTTTATGTGATACTTTATTACAATCTCATGGTTCTAATACAGCATGTCAAAAAGAAGGTACTACTAAATTTGGTTCTTCTTTATATTTAGGTACTGGTGGTAACGTAGAAAAAGTACAAGAAACTGAAATTGTATTTAGAGATCCTATTGGTTTTGACTTTATGTGGTTTGAAGATGAGTGGGAAGGTAGTGGAAAAATAGGTTGGTTTATACCTGCAATATATGCATTAAACCAATTTAAAGATAATAATGGAAATACAAATGTAGCAGCAGCAACTGCATACATTACAGAAGAAAGAGAAAAGAAGAGAAAATCTAAGGATAGTTCTGCTCTAGGATTAGAGATGATGAACTATCCTATGATTCCTTCTGAGATGTTTTTAAATGCAAAAGGTGCATTCTTTCCTCAAGCAGAACTTAAAGCTCATTTAGCTGAAGTTAAAGTTAATCCTCATAAATATGAAAATGCTCATTATTTTGGAGAATTAGTTTGGAATAATAAAGGAGAGCTAGAATGGCAAGATGGTAATCCTAATGAATTAGTAAGAGAATTTCCTATAATAGATAATAAAGCTAAACCAGGTATTATTGAGATATTTGAAATGCCTCAAAAAGATGTTCATAAAAATGTTATCTCTGGAAGATATGGACAAGGTACAGATACTTATGATGATGATGAATCATCTACTAATTCATTAGGAAGTACTTTTATAATGGATTTATGGACAGGTAGAATAGTAGCTGAATATACTGGAAGAAGAGGAAGTAAAGAATTTTATGAAATAACTAGAAAATTAAGTATATTTTATAAAGCTACTCATAATTATGAGCAAAATAAAAAAGGTCTTTATGCTTATTATGAACAAAAGAAAAGTACTCATTTACTTTGTGATACACCTGAATCATTAAAAGATATAGCTGATATTACTATATCTAAAGTAGGTAATAAAGCTAAAGGTACTTATACAAGTAAACCAGTAATTGCTTATGGATTACGTTTAATATTAGATTGGTTATTAGAACCTGCTTATGGTGAAGATAATCCTGAAATATTAAATCTCCATAAAATAAGAAGTATTGGTTTATTAAATGAATTAATCAATTATAATCCAAATGGAAACTTTGATAGAGTCTCTGCTTTAATTATGTTGGTTATATTAAAAGAAGAAATGTATAGATATACTGAAGAAAGACATATTAAAAAAGCTGAAAGTTTAGCAACTGATCCATTTTTTACTAGAAACTTTAAATCTTCTAATGCTAAAATGAAGATTAGTATTCCTAATATGCAATCAAGTAAACCAGTAGATCCTATGCAATTTGAAAATTTATTATTAAGAAATAGATAATTTTAACTAACTTTGTAAAAATAGAATAAAAAATGGATATGAATTTATCTTTTCCAGCTCAAAAAAAGTCTTTTAAAGAAAAGAATGAAGCTTGGAGAAAAGCATGTATAGATGCAGCAGAATCTTATAGTCTTTGGAGAAATGAAGGCTTAAGAAAATCTTACTATAATAAAAGAATTAATTATAATCTATATTCAGATATATTAGATCAAAATGATGTAGAAAGAACATGTAATCCTTTAGGAATACTTGGTTTAACTGCACCAGCTAAGATGCAAAACTATCCTATCTGTAATCCTAAAATAGATGTTCTTATTGGAGAATCTATTAAAAGAAGATTTGAATGGAAAGTTAAAGTAACTAATGATGAAGCTATTAGTGAAAAAGAAGAAGAAATGAAAGAGATGTTTACTCAATTAATGACTTCTCACATTCAAGAAGAAAAAGATGAAAAGAAAATGCAAGAAGAATTAACTAATTTTCAAAAATTTGCTAATTATGAATATCAAGATCTTAGAGAAAGAACTGCTACTCATATACTTAAGTATCTTTATCATCAACAAAGAATGGAACATAAATTTGCTGCTGGTTTTAAAGATGCTTTATTAGGAGCAGAAGAAATTTATCAATGGGATATTGTAGCAGGAGAACCTGTATTTACTAAACTAAATACTATGCAAGTTCATACTGTAAGAGGTGGAGATTCTCATTTAATAGAAGATTCTGATATTATTATGATTAGTGGTTATATGTCTCCTGGTAAGATTGTAGATACTTATCATGAATATTTACAACCTCATGATATATCTAGAATTGAAAGTGGTATGGATGATGGTCCAATAAATGGATTAGGTATTCATATTGGTAGAAAACCAGAACTTGCTATCAAAGTTGATGAAAGTATTGACTTAGCTATATTAAAAGGTGATATGGCTTATGGTTATGGTATGGACACTGAAGGTAATCTTAGAGTTACTAGAACATATTGGAAATCATTAAGAAAAATGTTTAAAGTTAAATCTTATGATGAACAAGGTGATATGTTTTATCATTTAGAAGATGAAAACTATAAAATAGATAAAGATAAAGGAGAAGAAAAAACAGAGATCTGGATTACTGAATGGTGGGAAGGACATAAAATAGGTGGTGGTTTTGGTGACAATAATGATGAAAAAGCTATCTATGTTAAAATGCAACCTAGACCTGTACAATTTAGAAGTATGGAAAATCCATCTAAATGTCATCCTGGAATTATAGGAACTATTTATTGTACTAATGATAACCAAGGTGTATCATTAATGGATAGAATGAAACCTTATCAATATCTTTATAATATATTAGCTTATAATACTGAACTTGCTATTAGTAAGAACTATGGTAAGATTATGAGATTAGACTTAGCTTCTATTCCTGAAAATTGGCAAATAGATCAATGGATGAGTTTTGCTCAAGGTATGAATATTGCTGTAGTAGATTCATTTAAAGAAGGTAATAAAGGTCAAGCTACTGGTAAATTATCAGGTGCTATGAATGTACAATCTCCTGTAATTGATATGGAAATGGGAAACACTATTCAACTTTATATGAATATGATGGCTTTCATTAAACAACAAATGGGAGAGATTGCAGGTGTATCTGAACAAAGACAAGGGCAAATTGAAAATAGAGAAGCTGTAGGAAATGTAGAAAGAAGTATGATACAATCTAGTGCTATTACTGAATATTGGTTTATGGAACATGAATATGTTAAACTAAGATGTTTAGAAGTGGGATTAGAAACTGCTAAGTATGCATGGAAAGGTAAATCTAAAAAACTTCAATATATTACTGATGATAGTTCACAAATGATATTAAATATTGATGGTCAACAGTTTAATGAATGTGAATATGGTTTACAAATTACTACACAAGCTTCTACACAAGAATTAATTAATGCTATGAAATCTTTAGCTCAAGCAGGATTACAAAATGGTATGATTACTTATTCTCAATTATTAGATATTTATTCTACAGATAGTATTTCATCTATTAGAAGAAAAATTGAAAAATCTGAAAATGATAAATATCAAAGAGATCAAAAAGCTAATGAAGATAAAAAACAAATGCAACAAGATGCATTAATTGCTCAAGCTAAAGAAGCTGATAAAGTTAGAGATTTTACTAGAGAACAATGGGATAGAGAAGATGCTAATGTAGAAAAAACTTTAGAAAACAAATTAGAAGTTGAAAGATTAAGACAAGAAAATGAACAATCATCTTCTTTTAAAGAAGAACCTGATAATACTAATGATATTAGTACATTAGAAAGTCTTAGATTACAAGCTGATAAAATTCATAAAGATTATATGTTAAAATTAGCTTCTCATAATGAAACTGTAAGAAGTAATAAAGTTGGTGAATCTCAAAAAGATGAAGAAATAAAAATTAAAAAGAAAGTAGCTAATAAACCAGCTACAGGTAAAAAGTAAGTTTGGTGATAGAGAGTGTAAGAAAAAAAATTATACTCTCTATTTTTTTGTAAATAATTGAAAAATAATTAGTTACTTTGTAACAAGAAAGGAAAAATATGAGTGATGATAATTTATTTGGAAGTGTCAATTTAGATGACCTAGCCAATTCAGAAGGAGCAATTATAGAAGGTGCAAAACCTTCAAAAGAAATTACTATTGATATTAACAATGGTAAAGAAGAAAAAGAAGAAAAAATTGAAGTTAATAAAAATTCAGTAGATGTAGATGAGATTGCCAATTATGGTGATGAATCTGAAGAAGAAACTGAAGAAAGTTCTTTGAAAAAAACAAAAACTCCTGTTAGTAATGAAAAGAACACTACTCCTTCTTCTCAAAGCGCACTCACTTCCTTAGCGACAGTTCTTCATGAAGCAGGAGTTTTTTCTAATTTAGCTAAAGAAGATTTATATAAAATTACAGATGTTGATGGATTAGTTAAAACTATATCTGAACAAATTAAAAGTAATGAATTATCTGATCTAGATGATAATCAAAAAGAATATATTAAAGCAATTAGAGATGGTGTTTCTCATACAACTTTTTTAGAAAGAAAATCTAATGCTGAACAATATAAAAACTTAACTGATGATGTAATTGAAAAAGCTCCTCAAATAGGTTTTGAATTAATTAAAAGAAGTTTAATTGTTCAAGGTATTGATGAAGAAAGAGCTATCAAATTAGCTAATAAAGCAATTAATGATGAAGATGGTTTAGAAGAAGCATTAACATCAAGAGATTATCTTATTAAGTATGAAGAAGATCAACTTAAAAAAGAAATTGAAGCTAAAGCAAAAGAAAAAGAAAATAAGATTAAAGAAAGTTTAAATAAAATTGAAACTCTTAAATCTAAAATAAATGAAAATACTGAAATATTATCTGGTATAAAAGTTAATAGTCAAACTAAAGAAAAAATATTTAGTTCTATGACAACTCCAGTTAATGCTAAAGGAGAAACATTATTAAATGAAGTAATGGATCTTTATGGTAAAGATGATGATTATAAACTAAAAGTGCATGCTCTTCATATTTTAACTAAAGGATTTACAGATTTTAGTAAGTTTAAAACAACAGCTAAATCTAATGCCTTATTAGAATTAGAAGAAAAATTAGCTACAGGTAAAACACCTATGGGTAATTTAGGAAACAAACATAACTCTAATTTAGGAGGAGGTTCTACAAGTAGACAAATAGTAGATGCATTACCTAATTTTGGTTTTGGTAAAAAATAAAAAAAAATAAAATAAATATAAAATGAGCAATAGAATATCCCCTTTACAAATGACGGATGCTACTGAATGGAAAGGTTTAACAACTGAGAACCATTTAGGTGCTTTGTGGGCACAATCTCCACAAAAAGTATCAGACATGATTATGCAAATTCAGCAAAATTATTTTGGTAACAACATTGATAGTGTATTAGCTTCTTTTCCTACATTGGAATTTGAAGATGATAGAGATTTTACATGGGATCTTCAATCTCAAGGTTTAGATAATATTCCTTTAGTTGAAGCTAGAATTGATGGTACTCCTATCACTTCTGTAGATGAACCAGGTAAAAACTTTACTACATTTGAATTAGTTTTTGATAAACTTTGGTTTTCAGATACTGAAAGAATTGTAGGTGAATTAAATGAAATTTACCCTTTATTAGTTGTTGATGAACCAACAAAAGAAGGTACACGTTTTGTTTATACAGTGCGTATGGATTCAGGTAATCCAGATTTATTCATGCCTTATGAAGAATTAGTAGCTGGTAAACGTTTCTCTGGTGAATTCTCTCCAGTAGAAAGAACTATGTCAAGAAAAGGTAGAGAAATTAGATTTAAATCAATGATTACAATGAGAAACTCATTTTCTCAAATCAGAATCCAAAAGAAAACTCCTGGTAACATGAGTGGTAAAAAAATGGGTTCTTTCTTCAAAGATGACAAATCTGGTAAAATCTTCAAATTTTGGCAACAATATGAATCATTTATGTTTGATAATGCCTTCCGTGAAGATATTAACAAATTGATGATGTTTGGTACTTCTAACAAATCTGCTGATGGTCAATACCGTATTAAAGGTAAATCTGATTATGCAATTACTGAAGGTGCTGGTATTCGTCAACAAATGGAATCTGCTAACACAAGTTTCTACAATACATTTAACATTGAAGAATTAGCTTCTAGATTGTTAGATTTATCTGAAGGTAAATTAAAAACTGACCAAAGAGAATTTGTATTAAGAACTGGTGAACGTGGAGCTTTTGAATTTCATAAAGCATTAGAGAAATACTCTCAATTGTTTACTCCATTATTAAACCAAGATAGAATGTATAAAGTTGACCAAAAAGGATTCCAAATGGGATTAGGTTATGGTGGACAATTTATTGAATATTTAGGACCAAATAACATCAAAGTAAACTTATCTGTTGATAGTATGTATGATGACAGAAATAGAAATAAATTGATGCATCCAAATGGTGGTGTAGTTGAATCTTACAGATATGATATCTTTGATATTGGTACTACTGAAGGACAACCAAACATCCAAAAAGTAGGTGTTAAAGGTCAACCTGTAATTCATAAGTATATCCCAGGATTAAGAAATCCTTATGATCCAGATGGTGCTTTAAGCGCAATTGGAACAGCAGAAGATGCTTGGGAAGAACATAAAATGTTTATTGGTGCAGCTATTGTAAGAGATCCTTCAAGAACAGCATCATTCATCCACAACTTACAATCAGGTATCTAAATAATAATATAAACTAGAGAAGAAATAAAAAACTTCTCTAGTTTTATTTAAAATAAAGTATTATATTTGTATAAAAATAATTAGAGAAGAAATTATGGAGACAATGGAAGTTAAAAAATTTAATCCAATAGATAAAAGAGTTGTGATTAAACCAATTATGAGAGTGCGTAATCCTTTAGTATCAGATCCAGATCATGAGGCATTTTTTTTATTTGGATCAGCAACAATTGATTACCCTTTACCAGTAGATAAGAATAATACATTAATTAATCCTTTTACAAGTAAAGAAGAACAAGCATGGTTAGAGAAAGAATTAGATCTTGATTTAAACATTTATAAAAAGAAAGATAACTTTTGGCATACTCATAAAGTAAGATTAGGAAAAGATCAAAGAAAATTAGATCTTTTAAATCCTAAAGATTATATTGATTATTTAGTTTTAAAAGCTAATAAATTATATATTGCGCCAGATGGTGAATCTCAAAAAAAGAAAGCTACGTATAGATATGCTTTAATTAGTGAAGAATATGAAACACAAGTTGTTGTTAAATCTTCAGATAAGAAAAAAGCAGCTTATAAAGCATTAGCTAGATTAGAAGACAAAGGTAAAGATGCTATGTTAAACTTCTTAAAAGTTTATGGACATAGAGTTTCTCCTGAATCTAAATTAGAATTTTTAACAGCTTCTATTGATAAAATTATTGAAGAAGATATTGATGGATTCTTAAAAATAGCTGATGATAAACAATATGAATTAAAATTACTTGTTGCAAACGCAGTTGAAGTTGGAGCAGTAATTAAAAAAGGTAGATTGTATTCATTACCAGGTGGAGATAACTTATGTGGAGCAGCTGAAACTCCAGTTATTGAAACAGTAATTGCTTACTTAAGTCAACCAGCAAATTCAGATATTTTACTTTCATTGAAAGCTAAAGTGTCTAATAAAAAATAGAAGATAAATGACTGCTCTAGAAATGAAAAGATCATTTTTGGTACTGTATGATAAAATAACAAATTTTGCAGCTCCAGGATATGATGATGAAGAAATTAGTTTATTTTTAACTAAAGCTCAAGATAGAGTAGTATTATATGATTATAATCCTAATGGTAATAAATACAATGAAGGATTTGAAGAAACAGAACAAAGGAGAAAAAATCTAGGTGAACTAGTAAATGGTACAACTATAGTTTCTCCTTCTGCTTCTCAAACAAACACTTTACCAAATGGAAAGTTCTTTGATTTACCAACAGATTGCTTATGGGCAATTAGTGAAGAAGTAACAATTAGTTCTACTGATTCTTGTATAGATGGAAATAGAATAAGTGTTAAACCTATTACCCATGATGAGTATGTAATTAATAAAAAAAATCCATTCAAAAAACCTGATTCAGAATTAGTTTGGAGAATAGATTATAATACAAGAAGACATGAATTAATTACTGATGGGACTTATAATATAACTAATTATCATCTCAGATACTTAATAAGACCTCAACCTATTATAACAGATACTTCTGTAATAAATGGTGTAACTGGTCCAAAAGATTGTCAACTTAACAGTATTATTCATGATAGAATAGTAGATGAAGCTGTCAAAATAGCAACTGGAATAACAGATCCTCAATATTATCAATTTAAAACACAAGAAGCTTCTAAAAGCGAATAATTAAAATGGCAAATAAAATAACAAAAGTAGTAAAAAGTAATTTTTTACCTACAACCTTTGAAGGAAGATTACCTGTATACGCAGAAAGATTCAATGCATTAGTTGAAGGTTTAAATGATTTAGGAATAGCTGATGATGGTAATTTAACACCAGCGTCTGTAACTATTACAAAAGGTACTGTAACACAATTAACTAATATTACTACTGCGGTAACAGTAAATGCTTCAGCAGGTGTAATTACAACTGTAGCTTTAACAACAGCAGGTGGAGCAACAAGTGGTCCGTTTACAGTTAATAACAGTTATGTAACATCTACATCAACAATTATATTAACACCTCAGTATGCTTCAGGTAAAACAGGTAATCCAATTGTAATGACAGAAGGAACTCCTGGTACAGGAACTTTTAAAATTAAAGTTGGTAATGGTGCACCAGCAGCTACAGTTTTAAATGATGTAGTTAAAATTCACTTTTTAATAGTGTAAAAAAGAATAAAAAAAAAATAAAAAATAAGTTTAATTTAAAAAACAAAAACTAAAAAATGGCAACATTTTCTCAAAAAGACATCCAATTATTGTTTGTTGGAGCAGCAGCTACTAAAACAACAGGTGGTATTGATACCTTAAACAATGGTGAAATTGGTTTATTTACACCAAGTGGAACACGTTTAACAGAAGCTTCAGCAGCTACAGCTACACAATTTATTATTGTTCAAGGTAGAGGTACAGCTGGTGTTGATGTAGTATCAGGTATTATCAAAAAAGCAAATATTAAAAAAGCAACTAGAAAAGTTTATGTAGCAGCTACTGAACAAGTAGATACTATTGGTTTTACAGGTACAACTGGTTCTGGTGGTATTGAAGTAACTAATGATAACTTATATGGAGTTAGAATTAACTTAAATCAAGGTTTAACATCTAATCATGGTGGTTTATACTTGAAACATGGGTTTTTCTTAGCTGATGCATCTGCAACACAATCAGAAATTGCAGCAGGTTTACATAAAAGTTTAGTTGAAAACTTCTCTAGAGAAGCAGATAGATTAATCAAATTTGAAAGAATTATTGATTCAGGTTTAACTACTTTAGTTGAAACTTATAGTCCAAAATTAAATTCTAAATTTGTAGCAGCTTCAGGTACAGTAACAGCAACTGTTGGACAAGCAATTAGATTTGGTACAGCTTTAACAGATGGTACTTATATTGTAACAGCAATTGACGCAGTAAATAACATTGTAACATTAGATGTTCCTTATCAAGGTACTACAGGTACAGCTTTAACTACAGAATCTGGTTCTGTAACAGCTGATTGGGGTATTCGTTTAACAGGTGTAGCACAACCATTTACAACTGGTAAACTTAGATATCAAAAAATTAGTTGGAAATTAACTATTGAAAACTTTGGTGCTACAGTAGTAACTAATTTAACTGGTGCTACTTTAGGTAGTGGAGAAGAAAATGCAGTAAAAGAATTAGAATTCTTCTGCCAAGGTAATGAAGGTGATTTTTATAGAACTCCTGAACCTTATGTATTCCCATCTAGAGCTTTAGTTTCTGGTAATTATGATTTAATTGATTTAGAAATTGAAGAATTATATACAGGTTCTATTACAACAGGACCAATTCATAAAGTTTATACTTTAGCAATTCCTCAAACAGCACCTAATTATGCAGTAACTGCAACAGCAGATGATATTACTGATGTATTAGAGGTATTAGTTTATGGATCTACTACAGGTACTTTAAATGTAACCTAATAGTTAATTAAATAATTAAAAATAACCTTAAAAGGGAAGGGTGTTAAAGCTTCCTTCCCTTTTTTTCATATTATAAAATGCTATCATTAAACTTTAATATTTGTGTAATTAATGGATGTACACAACTAAATTTTACAGAAACAACAGGGTTTTATTCAGCAGCTAATACTGGTGGATGGGGTGCACCTAATATTATATTATCAGATGCTGTTACAGCAACTTTAGCAATAACACCTTATGGTTCTTCTACAACTTATACAATAGATTTATTAGCTACTACTTTATTTCCAACAGATAATTCATCATTTAGTTATGATATACCATTATCAGATATTGGTAGTCTTACAACTATTTTAGATGGAAAATGGACATTTGTATATACTGTATCAGATGGAACAGATACTTATACAAGAACAATCTATAAATATTTTTATTGTAATTTAGAATGTTGTGTGACTAATATGTTACCTAAAGTAGATGTTAATAATTGTGATTGTTGTGTTCCAACTTTAGAATACAAAAAATATATTACAGCTTGGACATATTTAGAAGCTCTTAAAAAAGCAGCTGCTTGTGGAGATGAAACTAACTTTACAGCTATTAAAAAAATAATTGATAAGTTATGTTTAACTAATGGATGTAAAACTTGTAAATAATAAAAATTTTATATAATATATAACATGTGTGATTGCAAAAATTGTAAAGAAATAACAATACCTACTGGACCTCCAGGTACTAATGGAACTAATGGTGTAAAAGGTGATACTGGATTAACAGGAGCTAATGGTCAAAATGGTACTACTATATTAGCAACTTATAATAATTCAACAGGTGTAGGTACTCCTGCAAGCTTAACTGAAACTACATTATTTACATATAGTATGCCAGCTAATACACTTGCTACAAATGGTAGTGAGTTAGAGCTTTACTTTTTAATAACTACTACAACAGCTAATAATGTAACTTATAGAATAAAGTTAGGTTCTAAAATATATACTTTATTTAAAGTTTCTTCTGTTACTGATAATAGAGAAATAAAAGTTAAAATATCTAGAGATTCTGTTACTACTCAAACTTGGGTAGTTAGACAAGATATTGATACTACAACAACTCCTGCTTTATTAGTAGATACTTCTACAGTAGATTTATCAACTATTTTAAATATTGAATTTTCAGCAGAAAATACAGCTTCTGCTACAGCAAATACATTAATTCTTAAAAAAGCTACTGTATACAAATACGCATTATAATGACATCTGATAATCTAAATATAGTATTAACTAATAGTTTATGTTGCATTTCAGCAAAATCTGTTGAAGTAGCTAAACTATTATCTATTGGTAGTAAATGTTCAGATTCTGAGTTACAAAAGTTAAAACTAATGAATGATTGGTTTGATGCTTTAAGATGTTATGATATAGATCCTATAACAGCATTATTTCTTTATAGAACAGATACTTTAAACTATGAGAATTTTATATCAGCTCCTTCAAATGTATTAAAAATTTATACATTAATAGTAAATGGAATTACTTATAGTTTTCCTGGTGATGGTGTATCAACAAGATATGATATATTATTATCTTTATTAGCACAAGCTTCTTCAACAGCAACTGTTACTCTTATATTAGATCCTGATACAAAAAATACTAGATATGGATATTTTTATATTGAAGCTCCTTGTGATGTAAAAACAATAGTTGCTGAAACAACTGATTTATCTGGTGTAATTCAAAGTTCATTTGATTTTACATTATATAGAGAAGGTATGTGTGTTCCAACAAATTGTTTAAGTGAAGATAATTTTAATATTATCCTTGCTAATTTAATGAAAGAATGTGATATTTGTGAGTGTCAATTAAATCAATAAAACCAATAAAATTAAAATAAAATGCCTAACGATATATATTATCCACAATTACAAGAACATAATAATGCAAAAAATACTCAATATTTTATTTTAAATCATCCTTCAACAGGAAGAGCTATTAAAATAAAAATAGAAGATTTTTTTAATACTGTTGGACAATTATTACCAGATCAAACTAATCATGCTGGAGAATACTTATCAACAGATGGTACTAATGCTTATTGGACATCCGCATCTAATATATTACTTGTAGAAATTACTTGGAATGATTTAAGAGCATTAAGAAACACTAATACACTAGTACCAGGTGTTTTTTATAAAATAACAGATAGAGCAGATGCTGGAATAATCATTCAAGCTACAGGAATAAACACATTATCATTAAATGGAATAGGTTTATTTTTAAATCCAGATTTTCAAGATGTAGGTGATTATAATGGATTATTAACACCTAAAGAAAACAATAAAGGTGTTTGGTTTTTAGCAGGTCAATCAGGAGGAGGGGCTTTTACTAATAAAGATATTGTTTTTTGGAATGGTTTAATGTATCAAGTAATTGATGATTCAATGTTTGATACAAATTCTCCTGATATTAATTCAGTAGCTTATCAATTATTATCTAAAAGTATAACAAATGGTTATATTTTAGAATCAGATATACTAATTTATGATTTTGATAATGATTTAATTGTTGAAAGAAAAGATAAAAGAAATAATATAGTAGGTGGAGAAGGTTTAGATTTTCAATGGGGTAATAATAACAATAGAAATAATATAGATCTTTATCAATCTATAATTTGTAGAAATCAAAGAGGAATAATAAGTCAAAACATTAATCATTCTAGTAATTTAATTGAATTTTCAAATTTGTTTTCAAATAGTGTTAATGGTTGTTATTTTGGAATTAATTCTTATGTTGTTTTTAATGATTGTTCTGCAATAAATTCATGTAATTTTGATAATAAAAATGATTTAATAACTATAGAAGATAATCTTTCTTTTACTGATAGATCTATTAATAGTATATTTTCAACATTTGATTATGATTTAGATTTATCAGACCCTTCTATTTATGCTTCTAATGTATTAACTATACCAATTAATTTAAATTATATAGGTAAATTTACTTTAGTAAATAATAATGGTAATACATTTAATAAAATAGTTAATTTATCTACTGTACATAGAACAACCAGATTCATAATAGCAGCAGGAAATAATCAAAC